TTTTTCAAGATGGAATAGTATTTCATTTAACTGGATCAAGTGGAAGCGTTACTGTAACTATTACAGGAGCATAAAGTGGCTAACACTACTTCAGGAACTACTACGTTCGACAAAACTTTTGCTATTGATGAAATAATAGAAGAAGCTTACGAACGAATAGGAATGCAAGGCGTATCTGGTAATCAGTTACGTATGGCAAGACGTTCGCTTAATATAATGTTTCAAGAGTGGGGTAATAGAGGACTTCATTATTGGGAAGTAGCTAATAATTCATTTACCTTAGTTGATGGTCAAGCTGTTTATACAATGTTTAGATCAACAGGTGATGGCACTTCTGATGCTACTGCTGTATATGGTGTTGATGATGTATTAGAAGCTGTATATAGAAATGCTTCAAATGTTGATTCACCCTTAACAAAAGTTAACAGATCTACATATCAAGGTCTTTCAAATAAAACTTCTGAAGGAACTCCAACACAATATTTTGTTCAAAGATTTATTGATAAAGTTACAGTCACTTTATATTTAACTCCAGGAAGTTCTCAAGCCGGACACAAAGTTAATTACTACTATGTAAAAAGAATTCAAGATGTAGGAAACTACACAAATGCTACTGATGTACCTTATAGATTTGTACCTTGTATGGCATCAGGATTAGCTTATTATTTATCCCAAAAATTCAAACCTGAATTAACTCAAAACATGAAGTTAATGTATGAAGATGAATTACAAAGAGCATTAGCTGAAGATGGTTCTTCTTCTAGTTCATTTATAACACCTAAAACTTATTATCCGGGTACATAATGACAAACTTTTCAAAAGGTAAATATGCCCAGTTCATATCAGATAGATCAGGGATGGCTTTTCCTTACAAGGAAATGGTTGTTGAATGGAATGGAGCTCGAGTTCATATTTCAGAATACGAACCTAAACAACCTCAACTACAACCAAAACCTGTAGGAGCTGATCCTCAAGGTTTACCACAAGCTAGACCTGCAAGAACAGAACCAACAACAGAAAATATGTTACCAGGGAACCCTTTTAAAATTACATCAGGAAGTACAACAATTACAGTTACAGAACCTAGTCACGGAAGATCTTCAGGGAATACTGTTGTTTTTAGAAATGTAGATGGCTCTCCTGGTGGAGTAGCTTCTACAGTGTTTACAAATTCTTCAGGATTTAGTATAACTGTAACAGGAACAAATAATTATACATTTACATTAGGATCAACTCCTACTGTAACTGAAAACTCAGGAGGAATGGTTGCAACGGCAGGACCAACAACATTGACACCATAATGGCAGGATTTACATACGCAACATTAACAACAGCAATTCAAAATTATACAGAAGTAGATACTAATGTATTAACATCTACTATTACTGATCAGTTTATTGATAATGCTGAAATGAGAATTTTAAGAGATATACCTCTTGATGCATACAAAAAACAATCAACAGGTAATTTAGTTACCGGTCAAAATACAATTAACGTACCAGCAAAAACTTTATTTGTTAAAGGTGTACAAATATACACTTCAACATCTGCTGCTACAGGTGCAAACACTTGGTTAGAAAAGAAAGATGAATCTTTTTTACAAGAATATGAACCTTCTACAGAATCTTCTAAAAGAGGAACACCCAAATACTATGCAATGTTTGGTGGAGCAACAGGTGTAACAGATACGACTTCTGGAAGATTATTTTTAGCTCCTGCTCCTGATTCAACATATGTATTTAAAATTCATTATGAAGCTATTCCAACAGGATTATCTGGATCAAATACTACAACTTATGTAAGCCAATACTTTGGAAATGGTTTATTATATGCATGTTTAGTAGAGGCATTTGGGTATTTAAAAGGGCCTCTAGATATGTTGACACTATATGAAAATAAGTATAAAGAAGAAGTACAGAAGTTTGCTTCTGAACAATTAGGTAGACGTAAACGAGACGATTACACTGATGGAACAGTTAGAATACCAATAGCTTCACCATCACCGTAAAAGAGGAGATTAAATTATGGCAATATCATCAGCAATATGTTCAAGTTTCAAACAAGAACTTTTACAAGGTAAACACGATTTCGATTCATCAGGTGGAGACACTTTTAAAATTGCACTTTTTGATAGTGATGCAAGTTTAGGAGCAGCAACAACTGATTATTCTACATCTGAAGAAGTTACAAACACATCAGGATCTGCTTACGTAGCAGGTGGTGCTGCATTAACAAACTCAGGTGTTTCTTTATCTTCAACAACAGCTTTCACAGATTTTTCTGATGTATCTTACACATCAGCTTCTTTTACAGCCAATGGTGCAATGATATATAACACAACAACAGATGGTGGTTCAAACACTACTGATGCTGTTGCAATAATCGCATTTGGTTCTAATAAAACAGCTACAAACGGAACTTTCACAATTCAGTTTCCAACAGCAGACGCATCAAACGCGATCATAAGATTAGCATAGGAGTAAAGAATGGCTGGATGGGGTAGATTTACCTGGGGCCAAGCTTACTGGGGCGAGGATGAATTACTTGCAACAGGTTGGGGTGCTAAATCTTGGAACAGTGGTGAGTGGGGAAATCTTGCAGATGAAACTGTAACTCTTACAGGTCAATCAATATCTTCAAGTGTTGGATCATTAACTTTATCAGGAACAGCTTCTATTTCTTTAACAGGAGTGTCTTCAACATTTAATGTTGGTTCAATTACAAATGTTATTAGTGCAGAGTTTGATGTTGCAGGTTCACAATTCACAGCTCAACCAGGTTCATTAACAATTGATATTGCTGTTACACCAGATATTTCTGGTCAATCTATTACATCAGCAATTGGTGTTATAGATCCTTCTGATCAAATCGTAGGATTAACAGGTCAAGCAATTACATCAACACAAGGTACAGCAGTTGCACCAAACGAAGATGTAAGTCCAACAGGTATATCTATGAGTGCTACATTAGGTACTCCAATAGCTTTTGTTGGAACATTAGTTATACCTACAGGTTTTGAAATTACATCATCTCAAGGCACAGCAGTTGCACCAAATGAAGATGTAACTTTAGGTGGATTAGAAGCAGAATTTGGTTTAGGTCAAATAGAAGGAACAGGTTCAGTAGCTGTTCCGTTAACAGGTGTATCTTCTACCATGACTGCTGGATCAATAGATCCTTCAGATCAAGTTATGGGATTATCAGGAGTATCTTTTAGTGCTTCTGTTGGAACTATAGATCCTAAAGATCAAGTAGTTGGTTTAACTGGTTTATCAATAACTTCTACACTAGGACCACCATTTATTATTCATTATCAAGATGTTGACACAGGCAGTAATACGAATTATAGTAATGTTTCAACGGGCTCAAATACTAGCTATTCGAGTGTTGCAACTGGATCAAATACAAGTTATAACGACGTAGAGGCAGCATAGGAAAATTATGGCATCAACATATACACCACTTGGTATAGAAAAAATGGCTACTGGCGAAAATGCCGGTACATGGGGAACAAAAACAAACGCTAACTTAGATCTTATCGAACAGGTTCTTGGTGGATATAAGGCAGTATCAATTGCAGGCGGAGCACAAACTACAGCTTTAACAGTTGCAGATGGTGCATTAACGGGAACAGCTCAAGCTAGAATGATTGAGTTCACAGGTTCTATTACAGGTAATCAAATTGTCACAATACCTTTAGATATAGAAAACTTTTACATTTTAAAAAATACAACATCAGGAGCTTACACAGTTCAATTTAAATATGCATCAGGATCTGGTGATACATTTACTTTTGCAACAACTAATAAAGGAACAGCGATTCTTTTTGCAACAGCAAATGATGGAACGAATCCTGACATTATTCAAATTCAAACAGGTGGAGATGTTGTAGACGATACATCACCTCAACTTGGTGGTAACTTAGATACAAACGATCAACAAATTATTACAGTTTCAAACAGAGATTTAAATTTATATCCAAACGGTACAGGTGCTGTTGAAGTAGGTGGTAACACAAATCCAGGTACTATTATTCTTAACTGCGAGTCCAACTCCCATGGTATACGGTTGCAAAGTCCCGCCCACTCAGCCGGTCAATCATACACATTAAAATTTCCAACAGGAAACGTTACAGCAGATAGATTTTTAAAAGTTGCATCAGTTTCTGGTTCAGGAACAACGGGTGTTGGTCAATTATCTTTTGGCGAAGTATCAGGTGGTACATCGTACCAAGCGGTTAAAACTTCAGGCTTTACTGCAGCAGCAGGAGAAGGATATTTTTGTAATACATCGTCAGCAGCTTTCACAGCAACTTTACCTTCTTCACCAACTTTAGGTGATGAAGTTACATTCATTGATTATGCTGGAACATTCGATACTAATAATTTAACGGTAGGAAGAAATTCGCAACCTATCATGGGTTCAGCAGCAGATTTAACTGTGAGCATAGAAAGAGCTGGTTTAACTCTAGTATATACTGATAGTACACAAGGTTGGCTGCTAAAGGATAAATAATCCGATGGCTAATTTAAAAACATTCAGTGGTTTTCCAATACAAAACCTAACATCAGATCCCGTACCATACGCACAAGCATTAGCAAATAATCCTTATTCAGGAGCTTGGTCATCTGGTGGAAATTTAAATACAGACAAAGGACAAAGTATGGGATCAGGTTCTCAAACAGCTGCAATTGTTGCTGGTGGTAAAACTCCATCTCACACAGCTAATGCAGAACAATATGATGGATCGTCTTGGACTGAAGTTAATAATTTAAACACAGCAAGAAGTGGTAGTGGTGGAAGTTCAGGTTTAGCCCCTTACACAGCAACTATTATTTTTGGTGGAGCAACACCTTCATTAACTAATGTA